GCTATCAATAATTCCATTTACATCTAGCATTTGTTCTACACTTAAAACATGTCCGTCCTTTTTATCCATAGTATTAGGATAAACTTTCCACAAATGTTCTTTACATGTTAAGACACTAAATCCGTCATTAAAAGAAATTCTATATAATTCTTTTTTGCCTTGTGGATATACACCTGTAACTTTAGTTTTTTTACCATCTGATCCTATTACATAATCATTAACCTTAAGTTCTCCTATTTTTCTTTTTCCATTTGGTGTATATACCATATTACCAACCCATTCAGCCCTACCTTCTCCTACAGGGTCAATAGAAGCATAATATGTACCCCATGGACTATTAGGAATTGGTTTTTCGTACACACAAATAGCACCCGATTTGTCTTCCATAGTTTTATCTATAGGAAACTTTTTAATAGGCTGCTTGTTTGTTGTTTTTGGAGTGATTTTACCATTCTCATCTACATATAAATCAATATACTGTACAGAATATTCACCTTCTTGTATTCTTTTTAATTGATGTGAAATAAGATGGGGTGGAAATATAGATTCTTTTCTTGTAGCAAATGCTTCATCAATGTTTGTTGGTTTTTGAGATATACGCAGTTGATATTGTTCTGGAGAAAGATCTTTCTTCCATTGTTTGCGTTCCTCATAAATTGCTTCTAATGCCTCTTTTACTAATGAGTTTCCATACTTATCAATATGGGGTAGCATACTCCATTGTTCGGGAATAAATAAACCTGTTTCCCCTATTGTTTTATCACCATCAAGCAAGTTGGTTGTCACTGCCTGCATACCGTATTTATGAGGAAACAATATCATTTCCTTAAGCGGTTGACATTGATCAAGATCACCCACAGATCCAGCAGCAATAAATGTACCAGTTGTAATCATACCAGATTGCATAGCAGGTCTCATAAACTCATATGTATCCATCATCTTAGGAGCAATACCAGCTTCTTCATGAAAAAAGTAGGATACAGGCCCTCCTACACCATTAGTCGGATCTTTTTCAAATGATGTGCCTGTAATAATAGACTTGTTACCCTTGTAAGTGTCTCTACCACCTGTTCTCACTTTAATACGTTGTTGCCAAGAAAACACCTTATCTGGTTCAGAAGGTCTATACCAAGCAGTGTGTTCATTAAGAAAATTACGGTATTCATTAAGCATTCTCCAAGATCCTTTCTCAGAAATGTAGTCTTTTAAACTAGCACCTATTTTATTAACAGAACCTTCTTCAAACCAATATTGATTAATAAGCTTTGCCATATGAAAATATGACGAAGCAATCTGACGTTTTTTTAATATTGGAACATGTTTGTAATTTAATTCTGCTAAATGTTCATAAAGTGCCATATGATATTGAGCATCTCTCACTTTAGCAAAATCAAATCTCTTCTCTTCTTTATCATAAATTGGAAGAAAATTTAACCACATGTAATAATCTCTGGTGAGATACCATGTCTTATCATTATTTTTAAAAATAACCCCGTTTCTACATTTTAACTTTTGTTCATTCCAATAGTTTACAAAGTCTTTTGATTTAATGGGAGCATTGCAATAATATCCGTTTTTTTGAAACTTTTTTGCTTCCTGATTAAATAAAAAACTTGTTTCATCAAACTCATATCCCACATCAGGTCCTGCATCAATAAAAACACTTCTTACAAAATCTCTAAATTCTTCTCTAGAATTAAATTCTGTAATAGTCCATATACCATTTTCATATGTAGGAATTGTCATCATTGTTTTTCCTTAATCAACTTAAGCAACTCTCCCATTGTGGAAGCGGATAAGATATTGTCTCCTCCCATTCCATTAAAATACTCAACGAAATACTTTCGTAAAAATCCATACCATTTTCCAGTGTAAGTGTTGAAGTGAAAGACCCATTCGTATAAGTGTTCATTTTTCATAAATTTATTATTGATCGTATGCTAAATTTTGACCACCTCGCACAGTAGATTTCTGTTCTTCTTCAAGGTCTCTAAGTGTTCCCTTAAAAGATTGTCTTATAGCTTCAAATTTAGAAGCGGCATTAATAAGAGCCGTAATGTTTCCATCACGCCCATGTTCAATTTCTGTTGTTTCCATATATTTAGCCAACCTATCTAACATGGTTTTAATACCCATATATGCTCTCACTGTAGGAGTTTCATATAATTTTTTAGCTACATCTAAAGCATTCATTATTAATTCATCATCTGAATCAAAATCTCCACCCACTTCCCTTCTTACAAGTTCTTCTTTGTCCACCTCTGGTACATCAAAAAATGGATTAAGATCAGGATTTGGACAAGAAAGATAAAATATATATGCAAAAATATTAGAGCATTCTTCAGGATATGTTTCTATTATTTCTTTAAAAGAAGAAATAGTGTAACAATGCTCAGAAGGAATCACTTTACTATTAACTATATCAAATAACCTTATCATATATTCTCCATTTTTAATGTATTATCTTTTTCTCTGGAAAGTTCAAAATCATAATATTTATTAACAAACTCATCCCTTGAAACATAATACATTATTTCATTTAATGTAACATACATAGAAACAATAACACCTGGTTCTTGTTTCACATCTGTTTTTACATAAACAATTTCTCCAATTTCAAATGTGTTATTTATTCTCATATTTCTAAAAATTTAGATGCTTCCTGTTCATCGTCAATTAATTCTACAACATAATCGTTTTTATTAAATCCTGTAGGAATAAATTTAATACTTGTTACATGAAGAACGTCTTCACCGTCTGTAACAAATTTATTAAGATATAAATTTTTAATATCATTTAATTTATAACCATTATCAGGTAGAATTGTCCAACTTGTTTTATCTTTAATAGTTGGTTTAACATTAATTTTATCCATTTTGATTTTCTTTTTTATAATTAATGAAATTACTTCTTGTTTTAAATAGGGCACATCATATTGTATAATCTCTTTTACAATAGGATTACCACGCTCATCTAATGCAGAAATAGGATTGCCATATTTATCTTTACCCGCTTCATCAAATATAATATGATGAAGTTTCATTTCTCCGGGTTTATACAAAGGATTGTGTTTAATAATCATATACATGTACATACTAAGTTGTAATGCATAATGATTAAAATTACAATCATCTAAATGACTTACGGGTGCAAACATTTTTTGACTTTTTCCTGTATAGTCTTTAAATGATTCTTTTTTAATTTCTTTGTTAGTTTTAAAATCAATTATTTTCACTTTCTTATTTACCACTTCAACATAATCAGATTGACCACAGAGCCCAACAGACTTTAAATAAATCATATGTTCTGGATAGATTCCTTCTGTAAGTTTTTGATCGGGTGCATTTTTTGTACCATCAATATTAAGATTGGGTGCATATACAGGAATATTTATTCCTTCTCTACCAATGGTTTCTAATCCACATATATCAGCTTCTCTTTCATTATGATACCATGTACCTAAATCTGTTGCACGTTTTGCTTCATTCTTCCAAGCTTCTTTAATATCGTCAGAATTCATTCCATACCATTTTGATTTCTTAGACCTACTCACCTTCATTGCTATACTGTCAGCATCAAAGGGTTGTTTAAATTTTGAAATAAAATTGGTGACAGATGTCCATGTAATTTCTGATCCATCTATTGACACATATTTATGCAGCTCAGGTATAAATTGTAATGACATTATTTTAATTTTTTATTAAGATTATCTTCTTCCTCATCTGTTAAAACTGCATTCCATTTAGGAACAGCTAATGGACAATCTGAAGATAAACTTCTGGTTTTTAATGACAAACTACATCCACATCCACCTGTATTCTTATTACAGCAAGGTGCTGTACCAAAAACTAAACAACCTGTTCCTGTTACATCATAATGTATACATCCTTTACAAATCTCTAAACGACCATTAGCAATTTGCTCAATGTGTTCTTTCTTAAAGAGATTATTTTTAATTCCTTCAAGAATTTGTTTTCTATTATTAAATATTTGTTTTAACATGTCTTTTTTTGTGGGTTTTTATAAAATCTTTACGTTGTTTCTCACTGTAAAACATTTCTTCTATTTGTTCTATAAGACTAATCTTTGTATTAAGCTCTTCTAAAATAATTACACTGCGTTTAGAATTTCTTTGTAAAATCCTGTCTCTTGATTTAATAAGACGTTCTTTTTCTTTTTCTAAAAGCCAATGTTTTATTGTAAAATTTCCAAATGCATATACATTTATTATAGGAGCTTTTAATTCAGAAAGGGAAGATCTTACATCTTTCCAATAAGATGTCACAACATCTTCTACAACACTTACAGGAATGTTTAATTCCAATGCCGTAGACACAATAAGTTCTTTTGCTTTAATTGGCTTCAACAGATAGAAAATTATAATTTAACAATATGTTTCCATCTTTTACAATACCAACCTCTTCATTGATAGATAGCTTTTTTTTGTTCTTGCCCTTCTTAAAAATAAGATTTTTCTTTTCTAATTTATTTAATGAATTTCTTACACTTTGTGGTGTTTTAAAAATATTCATTTCACATGCCTTTTTACATAAGACATTTAAATCATCATCATCTATGGCAAGAAGCACAAGACAATCCATCTCAGCATCTGATACATGAAGCTTTTTAATAAAGCAATAAGTGAGAAGTTGATATTTTACAACTTCCCACTTTGTCATGACACCTTTTTTAATCACTTGATTAACTTGTGCCATATTACTTTTTTAATTCTCTTTTAGAAACAGAAACAGGTTCTTTAACTTCTTCTTCTTGTGCAGGAACACCTACAACATCACCAGCTTTAAAACCCTGTTCTTTTAATTCAGGATTGGCTTCTAAATCTTCTTCTGTAAGGGTGTGTTCTGTAAGACCACTTGGTGATTGTTCTGTAGGATTGGAAATTTGTGCAATTGTATACATTGCTTTCATATAATCTGC